CGTGGATGAAACCTTGCTGCTGGCGGTTCTCTGTTTATGGCCTTTGCTGTTGGCGCTGGCCTGTCTATGGTTTCTCGCGCCTTAATGCCTACCCCGTCAATTGGCGCTCAAATGTCTGGAACTACCACGACAGTTAGAGAGCCTGCATCTACGAGAACAATGGTTTACGGTCGCGCTAGGGTTGGCGGTTCAATTGTTTACCTAGACTCAACAGGCACAGACAACGAATACATGCACATGGTTATTGCTGTTGCAGGCCATGCCATTGATGCCTATGAGGAAGTCTGGTTTAACGATGAAAAGGTTTGGGATAGCGGTTATGTTGGTAGCTGGGGTACTTATATCGACCTAAACTTTCACGATGGTACGCAGACCACAGCAGACGCTAATCTTGTATCAAGGTCTACCCAGTGGACTACAAACCACAAGCTATTAGACACAGCTTACATTTACGTCCGTCTTAAATATGATGCCGAGCAGTTCGCTAACGGCTTGCCTAATATATCTACAGTAGTCCGTGGCAAGAAAGTCTACAACCCAGCAACATCTAGCACCGTTTGGTCGCAAAACCCTGCGCTTATCGTTAGGGATTATCTGTTAGATTCCAAATACGGATTGGCTGAAGATGCTGCAAACATAAACGCTACTTCTGTTTCTACAGCTCAGACTTTATGCGATCAAGATGTGGCCCTTGATGCTGGTGGTACTCAGAAAAGGTATGTGTGTGATGGCGTTGTTGATACTGGTAATTCCAGAGAAGCCAACATTGAAGCCCTGCTATCCTCTATGGCTGGCCGTTTAATTCACTCAGGCGGTGAATACTTTATATCTGGTTCAGCTTATGTGACCCCCACAGTCACTATAGACGAGTCCGTTTTAGTTGGTGCAATATCTACACAGACTAAGCAAAGTAGGCGCAATATTTACAATGGCGTTAAGGGCGTATTTTTAAGCGAAGAAGACAACTATATTCTTGCTGACTACCCTGCTCAAATTAGCAGCACATATAGCGCGACTGATGGCGACCCTATTTATTTAGATATGCCATTGCCTACAACTACAAACAATGTTCGAGCGCAACGATTAGCTAAATTAGCTTTGCTTCAGTCCAGACAGCAAACTTCTGTTAGCTTGCCATGTAATTTGGCGGCTTTAAAGTTTAAGGCTGGCGATAACATCATGGTTACCAATGCCAAGATTGGCTGGTCTGCAAAGGCATTCCAAGTATTAGGTTACACGTTTGATTTAGGTTCTGATGGCAGCATTATAGTAAACGTGGAAGCTATAGAAACTGCATCATCTATCTACGACTGGGCTTCATCTGACGAAGAAGATTATCTAGCTGGCGGTGAAGTTTCTTTGTATGACGGTAGGACTGTTGCCGCTCCTACTTCTTTCACTGGCACAGCATCTTCCACAGTTAACCTTGATGGCACAATAATCCCGCAGATTGTTTCTACATGGGTATCAAGCGCAGATGCGTTTGTTGTGAGGTATGACTACCAGTGGTCAACTAATAATACTGATTTCAATTCTATTGATGTGCAGGGTAATCAATTTACTATAACGCCTGCACTTGGCGCGGTTACTTATTACACTAGAGTCAGGGCAATAAACGAGCTAGGAATTAAAAGCGCATTCGTAACCGCTAACGTAACGGCTATCGGAGACAGCACAGCTCCTGCTTTGCCTACAGCGTTATCAGCAACGGCTGGCTATAAGTCCATTAGCCTTGAGTGGACTAACCCAGCAGACAAAGACTTTTCAAATACAGAAGTTTATAGGGCTACATCTTCTGGCGGCACTTATGCTGAAGTGGCTACTGTAGGCGGTGGATTTGGTGTTAAAGCTGAATTCTTAAATGGCGGTCTTGCCGATGCGACTGCTTTTTACTACAAGTTTAAGTCAGTAGATTACAGCGGTAACAAGTCAGCATTTACTGGTGTAGTTTCAGCTACTACTAATGCCGCAGCAATTAACGGCACTGATGGCACTGATGGCACAGATGGTACAAACGGCATTGATGGCACAGATGGTACAAACGGCACAGATGGTACTGATGGCACAGACGGAAGTACTGGCGCGGCTGGCCCACGAAATGCAGATGGTTATCTTTATTATTCTGTGTCACAAGCAAACGCACCTGCTTCGCCAAGCGCAACGTCTTACAACTTTGTAACAGGATCATTTGGAGGTTTAACGGCTAATTGGTCTACTACTCCACCAACAAACACAGGTGGTGATGCAAAATACTGGGCTACTTATTGGCATGTTACTGAAGCAACATTTGGTGGGACTCAGACAAGAACATTTAACACCCCGTTTAATAGCGTTCAATTTGACGGGTTGGTAACTTTTACTAACTTAAATAGTGAGTTAGCTAACGCTTCTAGCACTGAAATTACTACAATCAATGGCGGGCTGTTAAAGACAGGCACAGTAGATGCTAGTGTTGTAACTGTAGCTAACTTAAATGCTACTAATATAACTGCTGGAACTATTAACAGCGACAGGCTAAACGTAGATACTTTAAATGTTAAATATCTCGCGGATGTAGATACTAAGATTTATGACCACAATAACACTGCAAGAAGCTTAACCTTAGAAGCATTGAATTATATTCAGAAAGGAACTGGCGGCACTGCTAACCAAGGTATCGTTCCTATTACGTTAACAGGGGTAAGGGATGGCGCTAGATATTTATTCTTCTTTAGTGGTGTTTTAGGTGACATTACAGGCTGGAAAGTACAGATAAGTACAAACGGATCAACTTGGACAACTGCTGCTGGTGGAAACCCTAGTATTACTTGGAACGCTAACACATATAGAGGATATACCTACGCTTACACTGGAACAGCAAGCATCCCAAGTGGGTCTTCAACACTGTATGCAAGAGTCTATACAGGAACACTAGCAAACTATACTTATGCCGCATTAAACGGCTTAGTCTTTAACACAGGATAAGTTATGCAATATACGGTATATGAAACGGCAACTGGCAAAATAATAGGCTGCGGATTTAGTTCAACAGTTACAGATTTAAGCCTTATCTTAAAAGATGAAGATCAAAGCCTTATTGAAGGAACTTACCCTAGCGACTCATTTACAATTGTAGATGGGGTAGCCGTTGATGGTGGTGATGCTCCAGCAGTTATTGATTATGTAAGAAGCAGTCGAAGCGAATTACTTACGCAATCAGATTGGACGCAGTTCCCAGACAGCCCGTTAACCACTACAAAGAAATCAGAGTGGACAACCTACAGGCAGGCACTAAGAGACATACCAGAAACCTATTCTGATGCCACATCTTTAGATGATATAATATGGCCCACAAAGCCAGAGGTTTAATATGATTTACCAATTAGTACAAAGCGACCAAGCCCCGCAGATAAAAGCTACGCTAAAAAGGCAAGATGACGGCACATTAATAGACTTTTCTGGCGGTACTTGCGCCTTGCGTTTCAGAGCTAAAGGAACCACAACCACCCTTTTTACACTAGCTGCTGTTGATGTTGGTCAGAATTTTGCTGAAGGCATTGCTATATTTTCATTTTCAGGCACTCAGCTAGATTTAGATGAGGGCTATTACGAAGGTGAGATTGAGGTAACGTATTCAGACGGCAAGAAGGAAACTATCTTTGATATTTTAGACTTCTACCTACGAGCTGATTTTAATGATTAAATCTGTAATTGCTTTTAAGAAATCAGTAGCCGATGTTGGTTTTAAGAAAGCCATTGCCGCTATTGACTTCAAAAAAGCCGTTACAGAAGTATCGTTTAAGAAAGCTATTGCAGCAATTGACTTCAAAAAAGCCATAGCTGAGATTAAGTTTGGCTTCTTTCTTATCTTTAGGTTTTTCTTTGAGTCGCTTGGCGTTTCAGATACCCAGTCAAAATCTGTAGGCAAGAGTTTAACTGAAGACTCATTAGCTACTGATGAAGCTTTTACCGAGGTTGGCAAGAGTTTATCTGATAGCTCAGTAGTTATTGATTCTACCGCTTTGGGATTTGGCACAGTACAAAATGACTCTGGCGCAACATCTGACCAGATTAATACCTTAGCTATTGGAAAGCTAATACAAGATGCCCCTAGCGTTGGTGAAAGCATATTCATCGAGAATGCTTTTAACAGATCGCATTCTGATGTGTTTTATGCGGCTGAGTCTATTAGCGTTGGTACAAACAAGCCTTTTGCTGACGGCTTTGGAGCAAGTGACAAAGAGTCCTTACAGTTTTCCAAGGTTTTAAGTGATGCGTATGGCGCAACAGATGCTACGTTACTAAGCCCAAACAAATTTGCATTTGATAGTTCAGGTGCAACAGACAATCAAAATATGGACTTTCACAAGTTCATTAACGAAGAAACTGGCGTTACTGATGACCTAGACGGTGAAGCCACAACAGAAGACGATCAGGAAATGACCTTTGTTAAAGTAAGGTCTGATCTTGCGGTAATTACCGATGCTATTGCAGTTTCCAGTGGACAAGGTATTAATGATACAATTGGGGCAAATGATTCAGGCTCCATTCTTAGCCAAAGTTATGTAGAGCTTGGCTACTTTCTTGAAGATTATGTTGGCGTTAGCCGCAACTTTTAACAGGTGATTTATGATTAACGAAGATTTGAAGCTACGCGGTGATGTTGCGATAGTATTAAAAGACAAGAACGGCAACGTAAAAGAGAGCCGAGATATAACTAACTTAGTAGTTAGTGCTGGCCTAGAGTTTATTTGCTCGCGCATGGCAGGAACTTCTGCTGGTGTAATGTCCCACATGGCACTAGGTTCAGGCACTACCGCTGCCGCTGCTGGCGATACTGATTTGGAGTCTATTCTAGGCTCTAGGGAAGCGTTAGACAGCTCTACCGCTACAGCCAATGCCATTGCATACGTTTCATCGTTTGAAGCAGGAGAAGGCACAGGAGCTGTTACAGAGGCTGGTATATTTAACGCGGCATCTAGCGGAACTATGCTTTGCCATGTTATTTTCCCAGTAGTCAATAAATCTGCTGACGATACTATGTCAGTAACTTGGACTATTACTCTTACTGCATCTTAATTAGAAGGGGCTTCCTATGGCTACTATTGTAACTCGGAGCGGCAAAGGCTCGCCCCTAACTAATACCGAAGTTGATGCTAACTTTACTAACCTAAACACTGATAAATTAGAGTCAGGTGATTTAAGCGTAACTACTACAGCAGTTGGAACGGCTGCTTTAGCCTATAGTTCTGGCGTGTTTACATACACCCCGCCAGACCTAAGTGCTATAGATTTATCTTTATACGCTCCTTTAGCTGGCGCTGTATTTACGGGTACTGTAGAAGCACCGTTGTTTGAAGGTGATCTTAGTGGCGCACAGTTATTCCCCGCTAAAGCTGGAGAAGCATTAACTAAAGGCGATGCACTTTATATTTCAGGAATAAGCGGAAACAAGCCTGTAGTTATGAAGGCAGATGCTAATAATCCTGCTAAGATGCCGTCCTTTGGATTAGCTGGAGCTACAGTTAATAATAATGAAAGTGTTAATTGCGTAACTTACGGCCAAATACATAACGTAGACACAACAGCCTTTTCCCTTGGTGACCAGCTTTATGTAAGCACCACAGCAGGGGCGCTAACGTCTACGGCTCCTACTGGTGAAACCTCACAAATACAAAACTTAGGCAAAGTAGAAAGAGTCCACGCATCCGCTGGCGCTTTGTTTGTTGCAGGTTCTGGTCGAGCTAACGCTACTCCAAACCTAGACAATGGAAACTTCTTTCTTGGCAACGCTAGTAATCAATCAGTATCTGCTGACTTTAGTGATTCTGTTGTAGCTGCTTTATCTGGCGGTTCTGGCATTAGCTTGTCTGCTGCTGGTGTTATTGCCAATACAGCCCCAGATCAGACTGTTGCCTTAACAGGTGCAGGCGCTACAAGTATTTCAGGCACCTATCCAAACTTTACTATTAGCAGTGTAAACACCACTTACAGTGTTGGTGACGGTGGTCTATCAGAGATTAACTTTACCTCTGCCGACCACACAAAGTTAAACGATATAGCTACAGGCGCAACAAATGTTACGAATAACAACCAGCTTACTAATGGCGCTGGGTACGTTACTACTAACACGACTTACTCTGCTGGTACTGGCATCTCCTTGTCTGGAACTACCTTCAGTCTCACTGACACTAACGCTAAGTTGAACCTGTCTGGTGGTACGCTGACTGGTAACATTGCAATAAACAAAACAAGCCCAGAAATAACTTTACACGACACTAATAGCAGCACCGGCTCGTCCCCCAAGATAAATTTCACCACGGCTAACAATCAAGGCGTAAGTCTTTACCACAACGAATTTGATAACGAGTTACCTGTCGCTGGTTACGGTTTAGTCCTAGATGCTGCGTCTGGCAATTTGCAGTACCCGACAACCGGAACTCTTTCTTTTGTTGTAAAGGGCGAGATATACACTGGGTCAACTACTCTGTCTGCCACTAACAAGGTTTGGCATGAAGGCACGCTGACTACTACTAACAAGTCTAACTACGACACAGCTTACGGCTGGGGGAACCACGCTAGTGCTGGGG